GTGTTTCTTTTCAATCTTCCTCATACGCTCCTTGGCCTTCATTTCTTTCATGTCCTTCTTCGCTTCCTTCTCTTTTCTCACGTCCTTCTCCCTTTTCTAGTTTCTCAAGTCGTTCGTTCATTTCTATGATTGCCGCTTGTTGGCTAAAGTATCTTGAGCGCCTTCTTTCAAGCTTCCAGGCCGCTGCTGACCAGGTTCCATCGTCCATGGCGTCGTCTATTACTTGCAACCATCGCATAGAAGTTTGACCTTCTGCTTCTTTTAGGTCCTCGAAAAATTCCATGTATTCTGGTAGTTTTTCTTCTTCCGCTTTTGCTCGCCAATTCAAAAATGTTTGATAATGGATGCGTGCATAATTACAAGCAATCTCATAGGGCGCGCCTTTAGTGATCGCATAAATCATCTTTTTCTTGTATTCAGGCGTAAACTTCGTGGGCTGCCCTCTTCCTCTTTTCTGTACCACAGCACACCTCAATATTTGCGCCTATTTTTGTTAATAGTAAGCATTACAAAAAACAGTATCACGGACTCAAACCCATCAAAGCTAGAAAGGAGACTATTAATTGTACTACTGTCAAAAACACCAGTCCTAAAGATGCCATACAGACTAGATATAAACTGGATAAAACACATAATTGCAGAAACAGATAAAGCCACATTAACGCCGTCTGTAAAATGCTTTTTGATAAAGTACATAGTCGCCTCATATTAGTTCAAAATGCACCAGGTCACGGAACTTATCGTCGTCTATATTCTCGTCTTCGTTCCAGTCACCGCCAAACCGCACAGAGTGTGTCATCTTTCCATCGTCTTTAAGCTTTTGCGCTATACCCATGACGTAACCGGCAAACCAGTAAAAGCGCTTTATGTTGTCCCAGGCTATAGGATAGGGAGCCACGTCAACTGCCATAGAGGGTTGCTTGTTGTGTTTGCCGTTTGGCCATTGAAGTTGTGTGTGGCCTTCCTGAAAGTCCTTATCCTGCTGCTCTTGGGTTCTAAAACCTTCGAGTACCTCGCAGTCAAAGTTCTTGACGACCTCATAGAAGAGAGCCTGCAAATCAGGATGGCATGTTGATAGCTTGGAGAATGATTCTTGACTAAAGCGTGGCATGTCCTATGTCCAAAAGCTTTAAAAGATTAATTAATACTAACACATTTGCGAACTGTCAACAAAATATTTATGACCATTTCGCGCATAAGCTCGGTATGCTCTAGTGATAGCTGCGTAAAGTTATTACGAAAATACGCAAAAAACTTACAAAAATACCGAATTTTGCGAAACCATTATGAAATATTCGCTACTAAAGGCAATTATTTTTGCACTATTGATAAAAAAGTGTTGACATACATTTGTATAAATGTATAATTGTACATATTAGGAGATTGGCTTGACACGGATAGCAATTAAAATTTAAACTTGATCGCTAATTAATTAACTGGATGATATTATGAACAAAGAGATAATAGAAAAATTAAGAGCAAAATTTCAAGCAGAAAAGATTCTGCAACAAGAGAAATGGAAAAAATTCAATGAGAGCCCAGAAGGAATTAAATTAGACAAAGAAATCAAAGAAGAAATGAGAAGAGCAAAAGAATTGGATGAAGGATTCAATAAAAGAAATGACGCTATGAAAGTATATGGATTTGAATTCGACTGATTTGCATAAAGCATATTGAAGCGATTAACTAACCGGAGATAAAGATGAGAAATATAAAGTTTAGAAAACATTTTGTAACTGATGGCAATATTAAGGCACGGATTCTATACCATCTTGATTGTAGGGTTGACGGTAGAAAATGCGTAACCCTATACGCCAAGGATTGGACTAGAGATTTAGGAAAGATATTTTCTAGTAATTATAAAAATGAAACCGATTCAATGACTGATTATTTTGATCAAGGACATGTTTGTTTTTTTGAAGACCATGATCTACATGCTGACGCTAGAAAGGCAGCAGAATCATATTTAAAGGCGCCCTAAAGGGTCGCTTTACCAAAGAGGAGATAACAATGATTAACCACCCAGAAACAAGAAAAGAAGAAGTATTCGTAGGCAACTTAAAAACTCATAGTAACAGCGAACAAGAGTTTATCAGGCAAGGAATAAAATATCGCCTAGGGAATATTTCATATTTTATTGATGGCAAGGAAATGAAGGATACAAACTACTACAAACCTTTGTTCATCATTAAAGAAAGTTTTAATGCTTATGACAAGCTTCAAAATGAAAAGTTAAAAAAAATTAGGGGATAATAATGGCAACAGTAGCAGAAATTAACATGGTTTACGGATTTGTATGCAGCCATAAGAGGTTATTAAGATGAAGTACAGAGTAGATGTTTTTAAACAGGAAGGAACAGCAAAAGGCGAATATATGTGGGGTTGGTCAATCTTCGATGAGTACGGAGACGAAGTAGCATCCCAACAAAAGATGTTTGAGGATGAGCAAGAATGCCGTAAGGAAGCAAGATGGGCTTTAAGTGACTGGAGGAACTTTGACGTATAATTTAATCTCCACGCCCCGGGATGCGCGGGGCACAGAGAACAGCTAAATCGAGCGATATCTAACACAACATAAGGAAATGAATAAAAATTACTGAAGGAGATAGGCATTAATAATTTTTATAGCATCCTCACAACCATAACAGAAATGCGCCGAAAAGCCAAGCTTTTTTACAGTATCGACGAAATTTTCTTGCGCAACCCAAGTTCGCGTACGTTTTTCGGAGGGAGTGTAATTCCTGTTCTGCTTCATCTCAAGCCATAGGCCGTGTAAGCCCTGAAATGGGTAGAAAATGAAGAGATCGGAAACTCCCGGCCTCAACCCAAGGAGCTTTAGGTTTCTCCCCTCTAACGGACTTCTTTTTCCTTCGTTGTGCATCTTGCAATAATGGTTTTTCAGTATAGGGTGATAATCTAGCCAGCGTACCAATGCCATTTGCTCGTCTCTTTCAGAGGCTACTATTTTGTTTTTCGTGGATAAAACCCTACTTGCCCTAACATTTCTTCGTAGCATGCAATTGCCTCTTCTATGTGCTCATCGGGATGTTTATCTAAAACCTCCAAAATGTGCCCTTTTATCCATTCTTCTTCGTCACCGCCAACCCATTGACACCTTCCTGATCGTGCAAATTAGGTGGTTTTTTCGGGCAATCCATAGCCCTTTGTTCATTTAGCCGTGGATTGCAATCTAGACATCAAGTGCCTATGGTATTCAAATCCGCTCATACCAAGGGATTTTCTCTCTGCTTCTTGCTCAATTTCAATTTTATTTAAGTCAATGCTTATGGGTCTAGCTTGTGCCAAGAGGGATGCAATGCTTTTTGCACTGTCTATTTCTTTTCTCTTTTCTTCCTCTGCCTTTATCTCACGCTCACGTATCTTTTGCTCATTAGCTGCACGTTCTTCTGGAGTTGGGTATTTTTTCTTGTTCATCTCTTGTGTCTTTGTGAACCTTTCCTCCCTGGATAACCAAGACTGAAACCTTTGGGGGCTGACAAGTTGAGGTTCGAGTTGTGTGGCGTAGTGAGATATGCATTCGTCTAGCATCTCGATATAGGTCTTATCTGTCTTCAGTGATGCGTGCTTTGCTTGAGATTTTTCGTCACTTAAGCACATACCTCTAAATGCCATAGCTTTACGCTGTTGTTCTGAATCCAGGTAAAGGGTCTTTTCTAAAAAAAACTTATCCCCTTCCGCCTTGTGTGTGAGAGGTAAAGAATTACTAGTGGTATTTATATTATTTATATGGGGGTTCATTTCACCGGTAGGCGGTTTTTTGATACTGCGGTTGGACACCGCGGTATCATTTTTGATACTGCGGTTAAAACCCTCTGGTGATGCGGGGTTTACCGCGGTATCATTTTTGATACTGCGGTTGCCCTCCTCAAAGTTATCCACAGGCTCATTCGTTGCGTCAAAAATGATACCGCGGTATTTGTCTGCTGTAGCATTAAACTTTGTGCCGTTTAAAACAACAATTCTTGTAGCTCCGACAGTACCATCATCATTTCTTTGCTGATGGTACTCAATTAGATTGCATGCACTTAAATATCTCATATGGCGTTTATAGGTAGCCTCGCTTATGTCAAACCTTTTCATGATTTCCCATTTGCAAGGTATCCAAGTTTCAGGTTTTGCTTGAAGGTATGCCCATATAAATCCAGCAAAAGGATTCGTGCATTCTTCCAAGACCTTAGTGCATATATTTGCGTATGGGATTCTTTCTTTTTCAAATTCAGTGAAATTGTATTTGTGGATATTTATGTCGACTACTTTCTTGGTTTTCTTAGATTTTGTTGATGAATTTTTATTGTTAGTGTTGTCATTGCTGTAAGTCATGTCTATAATTGCCTCTGAAGGTGATGAAAAGTCATAGTAAGTCATGTTTATAATTGCCTTCGTGTAGACACCCATTTGTATAACGCACCAAGAAATGGGTGTCTGTATGTGTAAAATCCTTTTGATGCTACTTTGGCGAGTGCACATCAAAGGTACTTCAAATCCATTTGTAGAGGCAGGAAGCCTCGCAATTCCTTCATCGAATGGATACCAGAAAAACATCCCAACCGATGACCTTACTATAACTCCAACTCTATAATCTTATCAACGATCATTTCGCCTCACATTTTCGCAAGCTTTCATAAGTGTATAGAAACGAAACAAATAATATGGAAAACGAAGTATGGCGCGTACCCTATTTTTTAGGTGCAGTGTGAGTTTCATCCGCCTTAAACCTTCTATTTGTTTTATTTTCTATGACACACTGCATGCGATAAGGAATGAACCCTTTTCTTTTCCAATTGGAATATGTGGTGTATCCAAGACCAAGTTCTCTCGACATATCTGAATAGGAACCAAAATATTCGTACAGCTCATCTAAATACATAATAAAATCCTCCATTGTTTTTTGGTTTTAAATAATATATTAATACAACTGATTAATATTAAAAATTTATAACCTGAATTAATAATATGCATCAAGAAGCTCATTAAATCAAGGGTTTAAATCAATAATTTTAAGGAGGATAAAGAAATTTTATGCGATCAAAAATTTTTAAGTTTCGCCTGATTGTACGCGGAGTACGTAATAAAAATTTCACGCCATTTGTCTAATGCACAACAATGAAAGGGAGCGCAAAATGAGAGACTCAAGTACAAGACTTACCCCGAAAGAGGCTGCAGGGATAGTAGGATGTTCCACAAGACTTATACAAAAGTATATCGTCGATGGAAAGCTCTGTGCATCTAGAGAAGATGGCAAATATTACATAGAGAGATCGGAATTTTTTAGAGTATTTCCCAAAGCGCACAAAAAAGAACAAGACTCCAATGTTGCGTTCATACAAGCCGAAAGAGAAAGACTTGAAAACGAAAACTATACACTCAAAGAAATTGCATCAAAAAAAGATCTCGAAATCCAATTCTTAAGACAACAAATGGAAATGGTGTCCGTCGAAAAGACAAAAATGCTCGATACAATAATTAGTTACACAAAACTCCTTGAACACAAACAAGCAGAATCAAACCGTGAAAGATGGACGTGGAGCGGAATATTTAGGCGTCAAAGATAATATATAAATGTATTTTTGTATATTTGCATAAAATAATGTATCATACATGCAACCATAACCGGAAAATAACATGATAAAAGACCAAGAAATGAAATCGTTTAACCTTAGACTTCCTAAAGACATTTGGCTTTATTTGAAAAAAGAATCCATAGACAAAGAAACATCTATGACAGATATAATTTTACACTGCATAGAAAAACACAAAAAAACACAAAAAAGTTGTTGACATTGCGATATACAAATGTATAATTGTACATGAAAGGTTGAGTTAGCTGTCTGGAAACAACTAACTCGGGGATTCACTATAAACTCTGCTGAGGAATTTAACATGAACAAGAGAAGTTTACAGCATAACAATTTAAAAAATCAAGGCGCGTCATGGAATGACGATCCTTTCGATCTGCCATGGCAACCACAGGGAGTGAGTAAATTGAGCCATGAGGACAATCTAAATAATTATCTTTATGAACTAGTCGATATGTACGCGGTTTTTGACGGAGAATGCTACAATGTTGCATTTTCTAAACTATCAGACTGTGAACAAAATGAGCTTGCGCGCCTATACCTTGAGTATGCAGACAGAGATACTTCAGAATGCATTTATGGAAATGAATTTTCTATAAACAATGATTTCGTATGCTCACTCTTAGCGATGCTTAAAGAAGACAATATCCAGTCAAGAGTAAGATTCGCCGAAACTACCCGTCTAAATATCATAAAGCATCATCAACCTGATATGCAAAAACTCCTTGATCGCAAGTGCGATGAATACTTATTGAATAACATGGAAGAAGCGGGCTTTTATGCAAGACAAATACAAGATGACTGCGGCATTGTTTGGACAAAGAGATAAGGAAAACTTAAATGAATATAGAGCTTAAAGAAAAGATTGCGCGCCTTGCAGAATGTTTAAATAGCACTGTGCATTACGAAATAAATTATACATGCGACAGCCATGATCAATTCGCAAGCTACAGAGAATCCCACAGGATATTCGCTGAAGGATTTCAAACAGTATATCGCCCCACTTCGGGGCAAGTTATGAACTTGTCTGTTGAGGATTTTGTTAGGGGAGAAAAGTAATGATCTTTGTTTTTCTTATATACATTTCCATGATTGTCACAGCAATTTATTTTAATTAAAGAGGTATTAAAAATGGCTTTAAAAGCGAAAAAACCATCAATGATAGAGCAGCGTCTTAAATGCTTTTTCTATGGTGCAGCCGGTGTTGGAAAAACAATAGCGGCAATACAATTTCCTAAACCGTACATTATTGACACTGAAGGATCTACAAATAAACCCCAATATGTCAAGCAGATTGAAAAGGCTGACGGCGCCGTATTGATGACAGTAGACTTTGAAGAGATGATAGCCGAAATAAAAGAGCTTCTTACTACAAAACATGAGTATAAGACCCTTGTGATTGACTCTCTTACACTGCTATATAATGACCTGCTTGAGAAAGCAGAGCGAAAAGTAGGAAGCGAATTTGGCCGTCATTACGGAGAAGCCAACAAGAGAATGAAGCAGCTTTTGAACTTACTCTTTAGGTTAGATATGAATGTTATTATCACGGCTCATTCCAAAAATGAATACGGGCAAAATCTTGCTATCCTTGGCCAGACATTTGATTGCTATAAAAAGCTAGATTATCTTTTCGACCTGGTTTTTGAGATTCAAAAACGAGGAAAAGAAAGAGTCGGACTTGTTAAAAAGTCTCGTATTGAAGGGTTCCCAGACATGGACACATTTACCTTCAGCTATGAGGAAATTGCTAGCAGATATGGTCGTGAAGTGCTAGAACGTGATGCTATTGCTCAAGAGATATCAACCCCTGAACAAGTAAAAGAGATACTTAGACTAATTGACCTTATTAAGGTTCCAGAGGAGATATATCAAAAATGGCTAGACAAGGGAAGCTCTGAAAGATGGGAAGAAATGCCACGTGATGCTATACAAAAGTGTATCGATCACTTGAAATCAAAAATAAAGGGAGATGAATAATGTTGCAATATCAAGTCATGGATGAGGAAGAGGCAATGCAAGAGCGTTATCAGTTACTTGCCAAGGGAGAATATGATGCCGTAATTGAAAAGTCTCAAGATAGGGTTTCCAGTAACAGTGGAAACCCTATGATGGATATGACATTATCAGTTTTCGACGAACAGGGACGTTCGCATTCTGTTAGAGATTTTTTAGTATTCACGAAAAGCATGATGTGGAAGGTAATACATTGCGCGGATTCTGCTGGCATAATAGACAAATACAAGTCTGGTAAGCTTTGCTCAGATTTAATGCAAGGAAAGCGCGTAAGAGTAAAGATAGGTATTGAGGAAGGAAAGATTATACCTGAAGAAAAGCTACAAGATAAATCTCCAGGATCCAAATATCCCGACAAAAACAAGGTTGAAGATTATCTTAAAGTTGGCGTAAGCTCTCTTCCTAGAAAAGAAAACAATTATAACACTGCGGCAACTTCTAAGTTAGATGATGAAGACAACATCCCTTTTTAAAAACTATAATTGTTTTGACAGAGCTCGAAAATCCTAAGAGAGAAGAGCGCCTTATATTGCCATTGGCGACACCGTGTGGCTTAAATGATGCCATTGAATGGTTTAGTACCAGCGGGGAACGAGGTAGGTGCAGGTGAAAGCCCTGCTGTCATTTTAACAACTATCAACTACTAAGTGGTTGTGAAAGCGCTTTAACAATAAGACTAGTCAAGAGCTCATATCCTTCTTCAGTTGGATGTATTCCGTCCCAGTATAATCTCTCCCAACCAGGCGTTGCATAAAATAATCCACCAACATCAAGAACGTAGCAGTTTTCACACAGCTTCTTTTGCTTACTATTTAACAAGAGCAACTGGTTCACAAGCTGATTCCTTTCGTTGCGATATGAATATACACCTGTTGTTGGTAGTAGGGTACTTATGAATATGGGCGCGCTATTGTTTCTGGTGTTTAAGGCCTTTCCAATCTGCAATAAGTTTTGTACTGTTTGCTGTGGTGTAAGGCCGGTATCATTAGTGCCCAAAAGTAAAAAGTAGGCATCTGCGTAGAAAATCTTTTCAATCCTGTTAAGCACATCTACGCTTGTGTCACCACCTTCGCCGTCATGCATAAATCCAAAGCCATCTTGATGGAGTCCTACAAAGTCAAAGAAAAGTCCCTTGTCTCTCAGAAGACATCGCATGTACTTTCCTTGGGCCATCCAAGTAATGCTGTCGCCTATGGTATCCATGGTCTTACCATAGATAAACTTTGACTTAGGATCGGAGTACACACAAGATGATGTGGCGTGTATAATAGGGGATAGGATAATATACAAAACTAGGGTAAGTGTTTTTAGCATGATGATCTTCCTTGATGTATTGTTTCGCAAAATACCTCTAGTATTATACAGTACTCAATCAACCTCGGATAGTGGTTGAGAGCCCTCACAACCTCGGCATATTTGGTTGTCTCTTAGGTCGGGAGTACTAGGGATCCGAGAGGGTGAAATGCCCTCGCTTGTTGCTATTAGGAGAGATAAACAATGAAGTTAATAGCTAGAAAAATTGTATGCTTTCTATTAGGGCATAGATTTGGCGGATATGTATGTAAAAACATTCAGGCTTTGCCAGATGAGTACAACTGTAAAAGATGCCAGGCTATTGTTAAATGCAAAGACTATTGGTGTTAATTAATGAAAACCAGATGATCCATTATTTATCTGTATAGAAGTAGCGTTTTTGTTAATTGTTTAAGAGGATGCTGTTAAATGAAGTGGTATAGCATTAAGAAGTTCTCACCACCAATAAGCACGTATTGCTTGATTTTCACAGAGAATAAATATTCCTATGTTGCTCGATTAGAGAGCTCAGACTTAACCACATGGATTCATGATTATCATTGTGAAGATTGCGAAAATTCAAATTGGGAAAAAATATACGGTGTAACTCATTTCTGCATCATAGAACCAATTGAACTAGATGCGCTCTAAGACGCACCCGAATACTCCTTCACCGACATGGAAGATGAGCTAAAGTATTTTACCGCACTTATGGCAAACATTGTTCTTTCCACCGCTGATAAAATATTCATGATCACAATAATTATCAATCATTGACTTTAACTTCTCATAAATTCTATAGGCTATATCTGGTTGCTGATGTTCTTCAAGCCCATATCCAATATCTTCATAAAGCCATATTAGCTCTTCTTTCGTGAAATCATTCATACTTCAATCTCAAATGTATCTGGATTCATTCCGCATTTCTTGCAAAGCTCAATCCATTTTAACCTATCGATCCATTCTGTGACTTTTTTGGTTGTGATCATGTTTTATCCCAAAATATATCAGTGTACCATTTCGTTGATGCCAACGAAATGGTACATACAAATACTAAAAATGATTAGGAAATTAATATGAAAAAAAATAAATACGTAAAGCTTTCGCACTATGAAGAGCATAAAGACCTGATTGTAGATGCTGCAGCAAAAGACAAAATCCAAGCATTTTTCAAGCATCAGCCAACAGGAGCGCTAGTTCCTGTATGTCCAAAAATAATTCAAAGAATGAAAAATGGGGAAACATTTACATTTGATGAAGCAGAAAAAACTACAGACAGATATTATTTTAAATTACCTGATATCGCAAAAAGATGGGGAATGGAGCAAAAAGAATGTCTAGGAAAGTTGATGGAACTTGAAGTTCCATGTTTTTTCATTCCTAATGATGTGCATATTGAATTAGACACAGCAAAAGTTTGTCAGGATGATGTTTGCGTATTTAAAGAATACATTGATGCCGTAGAAAAGAAGAAAGTAAAAAAGAAAATTGATACCAAACCAGAATTCATTGCGGTTAATTAAAGTGAAATGTATTTTTTGCGATAAAGAAGCAGCCTAGACTTAAACTTTGTATCTATTCCAACAAGCAATGCATACAAAGTCCGTTCTCTTGACAAACACAAGGGTCAGAAATTCATTATAACCATCCAGAGGACTATCTCGCAATAGCATGTAACTAAGGTATACTTCTTCACAAAAGAGTTTTCTATGCCCTTAAGAACATTTATTAATCAAGTCACACCACAATTATTGACAATGTGTAAAAAGGTGATATAATGCTTTGGTGCATTAGCGGTGTGGACGTGACACACAATGGACGGTCGCAGAGGGTTGCCCGGTTCCTTTATGCATAAATCAGCTCCGTTATTCGGGATAGAAGGTTTAATTCCTTTTTAATGCACTCATTAATTTTGGATATATGAATGAATGATTTCACGAAAGAAGAGTTAGAACAGATATATTACCACTTGGAAAATGAGCCTGTTGAATTAAGTAAAAAAATCCAATCCATGATCGATAACTATTGTGATCATGAGTGTACTCACGAATTCGAAAGACAAACTCTTTTGATAGATTTTTGCGATAAGTGCAAAAACTTTAAATTTGTATTTGAAGGTCAAAAAGAATGACCCATCAAGTTGTAGGATATATCCGAGTTTCATCAACCAGCCAAAATACAGCAAGGCAATTGCAAGGAATAAAACTAGACAAGGAGTTTGTCGATATCATGAGTGGGAACACAACAGACAGGAAGGGCCTTAATGATTGCATAGAGTATGTGCGCCAAGGCGATCAGCTTGTAGTTGACAGCATTGACAGGTTGGCAAGAAATTTGCGTGACCTTCAAGAATTGGTGGAAAAGATCATATCCAAAGGCGTTTCAGTTAAGTTTATCAAGGAAAACCTCACTTTTAATTCAAACAAAGACCCCATGGCAAACCTTACCCTTCAAATGATGGGTGCTTTTGCTGAGTTTGAACGCTCCATGATAAGGGCTCGTCAACGGGAAGGAATTGAGGCTGCTCGTGCTGCTGGACGTCCCATGGGAAGGCCATGTAAGACAACCCCTGAGCTGGTAGAGAAGGCCAGGAAATATATAGAAAAAGGTGAGAGCATCAAGCGTACTGCATGTCTTCTCAATGTCTCTCGCAAGACAATTTATAACGTTCTAGGAGAGCATGCTAAAAAGCCAAAATGGGAATTTAGTTGATATAATTAGTATAATGAATATTGGAGATGACGTATGGCCGAAGTAAATTACTCGTACGAAGTGGTAAAGCAAAGTAATGGAGTCTATATAGCGCTTATGAAGGCTAATAGCGATACGATACATTCTTCCATTGGATTTGCTACGGAAGAATCGGCCAATGGATATGCGGAGGGGTACTATAAAGGATTTGCTCATGGAATGGTTTATGGCGCAATAAATGGGTGGGAAAGCAGTGGCCTTGTTGGAGATAAAAATGAAGAAAAAGCATGAACAAAATATTGAGCAATATCCGGTACACATTGAAACCAAAGTTGCATTGCTTGAGCAATCGCTATCCTATATGCAGAATTCTTTAGAGGTGATAGCCAAGAATGTCGACAAGGCTAACGATAAGATAGACAAGGTTGATCATAAGGTTGATTCTAGGTTTTTGTGGTTGCTATCTTTTATTATCGCCGGATTTTCTGGTCTTGGTGCGATCATGGCCCATGGATTTCATTGGTTTTGATTATGAATGATTTCACGAAAGAAGAATTAGAAGCAACATTGAATGGATTAGAACAGTGGGTTCATCCAGAATGTGATTATACAATTTATTGTCATTTAAGAGCCAAAATACAATCCATGCTTGATAACTATTGTGAGCATGAAACAGATCAAGGAGGTTGTGGTGGTGATTTTAGGTATCTATGCAAAAAGTGCGGAGAGTTTTACAGGTGAATGATTTCACGAAAGAAGATCTAGAAATAATAATTTACTTAATTGATGCCTATTGTGAGGGTGATGATTTAACAAAACTTTCATATAATCCATTTCGCAAGAAAGTTGAATCCATGATTGATAACTATTGTGATCACAGTTGGTTTTTTTATTTAAGAAACGGATCAAGTGTATTAAGGTGCCATAAGTGTGACAAGGAACTTCCTGATGATAATCAGTGAAAAACAGATTTTACAGCTAATCACTTTAGTTTCCGAATACTCCGAACGGTTACGACACATGCCATATGAGGAGCCAAAGAGTTATTCCGTATGGATTGATAAATTTTTAGGAGAAATTTCAAAACAACAATCCGAAGAACTAAAGGTGATTGAATAATGACCCAAATATATTATTCCATATGCGATGAATGCAATAATAAAATACAAGAAAAGAATGAGGAATGGATTCCTAAAGTTCTGCAAAAATGGACAGTTGATTATGAATCTGTAGGAAGCCCCTCTCTAAACAATACTATGCATTTTTGCTCATTCGAACATATGTTAGAATATCTAAATAAAGCACATGAGAAAATAAAAAAAATAGAATGAACAACCTAAATCACATGCGCCTTGGAGTACTGCGTGAACTTAAAAACGTACATAAATTCTTAGACAATATGGAGCGTAGCGTAAAGTCGCGAAATCCCATTGCAATACAAAAAGCCTATATGTTCTTGGTGCATTTGGTTCACGAAATGGATGATGGCCTTTTAACTCCTAACAACATAGCCCTAGATGTTGAGCTAGCAATTGCATTGCAAGAACAAAACTCAGAGTTGCGCAAAGAACCCCAATAAGATATTATCCGCGTCTTTTATGCCATCAGGTGTATATATGCGTTTTTATAATGTTGATGGTATTGAGATGGATGTTCAAGACCCTAAATTCTTCATTGACGAAGAAAAGTACAAAATACAAATTATCTCCCTTGAGGAGATGCTATCTTATTCTTCTAGCACCGATGTAACCGTAGGCACTGAGAGTACTAACGGAAAAATCTGCGATTACAGAAAGATACACGGTGGTTGGTGAGGACAAAGATAATCTTTTTTGCCCAATAGATACACCTTGGGCTTGTCCTGCTGCTGTGTTTGCGGCACTATATGAAAATGCACCACCGTTAGGGGCTGCTGGTGATGTAGCACTTGTAGTATTTATCCATCCTGCAAATGCTGTGGTCAAGGTTCCACCTGCTGGGTTATTCCAAATATTTCCCCATACCTGCCAGTCACCCGCTGTTAAAGAAATACTTGTTATGTCAGCGTTGGTGTGATTTGTTAAAGGTACAGCCGATCCCACCAAAACCGTAGACTCAATAATTTCACCAACATAGCCTGCGGCTGCATTATTATTTGTTGTTGTACCCACGATTCCTTTTGTTGTGGGACTGAATGTTACGCTGCCAAAAGTAACATCACTAGTGGTTGCAATGGATTGTGGCAGACTAAGGGTAATGGCACCTGTCGGAGATGACGCTATGACTTGATTTGGCGTTCCTGTTATGGTTGTTACGGAAACAGTACCTATAAGTGTGCTTAATTGTGTAACAGTCTCTTTGTAGGTAACACCGTTTTGTACTATTGGAAAAACATCAGTTAATGCGGGTACGGCAACCGATGGCAAAGCACTTATTTTAACGCCCATGACTCTTCCTTTTTTATTTGTGTTTACTTATTTATTGGCCCTTATCTCCTGCGTCTAGCACAAATATAACCATATGCAGACATTGTGCTGACGGCAAACTGTATGGTGGCGCTTAAATATACTGTGGTGTTTCCTGATAGGCTAAGCCTTCTTTGGCCCACAAACAAACCCATTGCTGCACCTGCTACTGAGGTAAATTGATAAGAGTTAAATGCTCCAGATCCCGGAGCTGTTGGCTGCGTTGCAGAAGACGTATTTATCCATCCTGCTAATATTGATGTGGTGGTGCTTCCTGCTGGGTTTGTCCAAATATTTCCCCAAGTATCCCAGTCGCCTGCCGTCAAACTAATAGACGTTATATCTTTGGCTATCGTACTGCTCATGGACACAGCACTACCAATTAATACTGTGGACTCAATAATTTCTCCCACGTCCCCAGCGGTAGTATTATCATTGGTTGTTGTACCCACAATGCCGCCTGTTGTAGGGCTAAAAGTCAAACTAGTTGCTGTTGCAGCACCCAGGGTTGGCGTTACGAATGAGGGACTTGTAGTAAGTGAAATTGCACCGCTTCCATTAACATTCGCGGCTAATGCCGTAGCAACACCAGTACCAAAACCCGATATGCCTGTGCTAACTGGAAGCCCTGTACAGTTTGTTAAAGTTCCAGATGTCGGGGTCCCGAGAACTGGAGTTGTAAAGCTAGGGCTTGTAGTCCCTGCAAAACTACCTGTTCCTGATGATCCTGAAAGTCCAACGTTTACTTGGTTATTTGTGGCCATTTTTCTCCCTAAGCTACTGTAAGTCCTGCTGAAAATGCGTAGTCAACAGACCAGGTTGTGTTTGCCACAAGTCCGGTCACTTTTACGGTGTCATATTGGTTTGCAGACGTTAGGGACCCCGCAGAGCTCGTTACCGAACTGCCAAGTCTAATAGTTGTTGCTGTGCCTGCTGCCAACACCCAGCCACCTGCGCCAAGCCCTTTGACCTCAACGGAATCTCCTACGGCGAACGTGGTCGGGAGCGTGATCGTAACCGCCCCGGCATTGTTTGAGATGTATCCGTTGTTTACTGAAGCAGATTGACTAGTTCCTGAAACAGTTGTCCAAGTCATTCCCGATGTTGTTGAGGCAATAGTAATGCTTCCAGCACCATTTGTTATGCTAATACCAGAGCCCGCGGTCAATGTGGCAGCTGTTGGTGTTGCACTCGTAGAGCCTATAATTACTTGTCCGTTGGTCATTGTGCCGGATAATGCAGGTACGCCAGTGCTATTAGTCACTAAAACTGCACTGTTTGCAGTGGCCAAAGCTGACATAACATTCGCACTTGATGCATAAAGAAGCGTATTAATTGCATTTGTAGCTGGATAGGTTGTTGTTGACCAAGCGGGAGTAGTACTAGCCCCGGATTGCAACATTTGCCCCGCTGTTGCCGTGCCTGACAAAATAGCCAATGTAGATGCATTACTATAAACAATGCCACCATTGCTAGCAGTCAAGCTTGCAGCCGTACCACCACGGGTAAGCCCTAATGTTCCTGTCCAACCAGCGGTGACACTAGCAGCGCGCAGCAGTGATGTGGCAGGGGTCCCGCCCAATGTCAATGTCACATTTGTATCTGAACCTACCGTAAGTGCTGCACCCGTAATGTCTGTGCCAGCAATAGTTGCCCATGCAGGAGCAGCACTTGCCGCGCCACTACCAGTTTGTGATAAGTATTGCTTAGTTGTTGTGATGTTTCCTGCGAGCTTAGACAGCGTGTTTGCCGCACTCGCATATAAGGTGTCGCCAGTTGTATAGCTGGACTGGTTTGTTCCGCCATGTGTTTCTGTGATAGTGGTTGCGTTCCATGTACCTGTTGTAACAGTTCCTAAGGTAGTAATTGACGCTTGTCCTACATAAGCGGTATCAATGTCAATTACAGGGGTTGTTCCTCCAGTAGATGTAATCCTATTGGCTGTTCCTGAAACGCTAGTTACCCCTGTGCCTGCAGGAACAGCCCAAGTGCCATCTCCACGCCAAAAGGTAGTTGCTCCTGCAGATGTGCCACTGTTTAAGTTTGTGACAGGTAGATTTCCTGTAACACCATTGGCGAGGTTTACTTGCGCCCAAGCAGGATTGTTGCTTGTTCCTGTATTAGAAAGATAGCGTGTTGCATTCGTATCTTTGGCAAGTGCTGATAAGGTATTTGCAGCAGAAGCGTATATAGTGTCGCCCTGATTAAATGTGCTTAATCCTGTGCCGCCACGGGAAACCGCTAATGTTCCTGCCCATCCAAGTGTCATGGATGTTGCGTTTAACAATGCTATTGTTGGATTTCCACCCAATACCATAGTGACATTTGTGTCATTTACGGCGCTTAGTGCTTGACCATTGGCTTGAAAAAGGCTCAAAAGCTGTGCATTAGACTCTTGCTTGGTAACTGGTCCCGGCAATTGGTCAACTGGAAAAACATCTGTTAACTGGGCTGTTACAACCGCTGGCAATGCATTAATAAACGTACCTGCCATAAAATTCCTTATTTATGTATCAAAATTCGTTGTGACAAGTGCGTCATAATGTCAAGGTTGGTATGTGTAATAAGAAAGAACTGCTCAGGGGCAGAACTCCCACCAGCATAATCAATGACTATAATTAGACCACCATACGCACCTTGCATTTTTAATTCCCTATAAAATAGGTAGGTGCTGTAAGCACCTACCTAGAGTTCTATTAACCATAACTTCCGGCACTTAATTGGGCTGAAATCTTAATTCCTTCATTTAACACCAATACGAGATATGATGTTTGCTTTCCGGTATCAAGAAGGCTAAGAACGCATCCTCCTGTAGCACTAGATACTGCGCTTATTTGTGTGGTCACAGCAGTACCATTTGCTAGACTTAAGCCACCACTAGCGACTGAGTATCCGGTAGATGCAGCACTTTGAAGCGTCAATCCATTTGATGCTGAAGACGAATAGACCCTAAATGGCACGGTGCGTGCTATGTTATTACCTGCACCATCCTTAAGTTGAACTGTGATTGTGCATGTATTAGCTGCACCAGCGACACCAGATATAGTGCAGCTACCTGGATCTACCAAGGGAACGGGTGTTGCACCAGTACTTATCTTAGTGATTGTTGCAGTGGCACCTGTGCCTGTGTCTAAAAGGAAGTTTGCAGTAGAGGCACCTGAGTCTGGAATTGAAATTACTTGTGCTTGCGCTTGTGTGGTTGCATTGCTTATTGTAGTGCCAAAGTTACCGCCGCCATTAACTGCACCTTGAAGAGCAATAAATCCGCTTGTGGCTGTAGTTGGAAATGCCTTAACTAGCCCTACGAAGCCGCCCGCTGATGCGCCACTAGTCACGGCACCTGCTGTTGCCGTAAGGGTTGTACCTGCAGTCACAGAGGTTGTTGAAGATAAGGCACCAGTTACGGCCAATGGTTGCCCGAGAGTTGTATTTGTGCTTGCGGCCTTTATATTTCCTGCTGTGTCACTAAATACAGTTAATGCGTTGGCCGTAGATGCAGGCCCAGAAAAGCTTACAGTGCCAGAGGAGGGATCGGCACTAAAAGTAATCGCATCAACACCGATATTATTTGGCAGTGGTTCAATAAGAGTATAGAAATTACCACCATGAATGGAACCTGCGCCTGCTACCGTATAAAGACCTGCCTTCATCTGTTCAACAGATTGCATGTCCTCTGCACGTGTTAGGACAACGGTTGATGCGATACTGCTTACAACATAGATGCCGTTTTGATAGCTTGTTGATTGAGACTGAAGCAATATTCTGTCGCCAACGTTGGCAACTACGCTATCAACGGTTAGTGATGATGCAGCCACCGTAAGTGTTGCACCTACGCCATTATTGTTTGGGCCATTGGAATATGTTCCTGAAACGTTAGAGCTTGCAATCAACCTCACAGGGGTTAGCCATGGGGAGAGTACAGTTTGTGAAAAAGTTGTGGTCATTTTAAAGTCCTTTTTTTATTGTTGATATTTGAAGTTTTTAACTTCCCCATACTATGCTTGTTGCTGTTGTTCCAGAGCTATTGACCTGGATTGAATACACCGGGTGCCAAACACCAGCAGCAAGTCCTATTAGAGCCTGTGTTGTGCCATCCCATTTCATGTATGTGACATTCCCTGTCACGCCTACATAAAGCCATCTCGCAAATTCAACACTGCCATTTGCGCCATATAAAGTATCAAGTGTTACGCTTCCTGAGCGCGCAACGCCTGCCATTACACGAGTAGGACCCGTATAGGAATTTGGGTCTAATGCTGGAACACTTATTAGTTGTACTGCCATAATTGGCTCCTATAATTTAATAAATACGTTAAAGTAAGTTGTAGGTTGAATAATGCTAAATGGAGTGCTAGAACCATTTGTGTAAATCTGGGCCACATTAGCAGGTACGTTAAATCCTGACCCTGCTGAAACAGGAGTGCTACCTGATGTGCCGCTTGTGTTAAATGGAGTACCTGCAGGAAGGTTGGCACCTAACAATGTGGTGTTTTCTGTACCTTGCCATTCACCTAATGTTGTGGCAGTTAACCCAGACCCATTTCCGGCACCTGCCAAAGCTCGGCCTAGCGATCTAGGTAGAACCAATCTTTTATTGGCAATAAAATCTGCTAATGCCGTAGCTCCTCTGGCGGTAGGGGTTCCAGTACTATCTTGAGTAGGAGCATAGGTATTTGAAACACCGTCCCATATAGTCTTAAATAACTGGAAAGTATCAGCATTATTGCGTGTTGTAGCATTTGAGCTTACATTGCCGATTGAGCCATCATTCATTGCCACCCAACCAGAAGGCGCAGAAGAGCCCAAACTTGTTCTGACATCACCACACCTAGGGGTTGAATTGATTGAGTTTATCTCGTCGTAATCTTCAAATTCTGAAGTTTGGCTTAATGTTCCAAGGTAAAGCTTTGGTTTTGTAAAGAGAACGTCACAAAGAGAATTTAATGGCATATCAAGCTGCAGATATACAGCATCATCATCGGTTTGCGCACCTGGTGTCCCAAGGCTATTACCGGTAACGTCTGGCATCGTGAAGTTAATAAAGTACTGCGTCCATGTTGTGCTAAGTGTAATTGGCGCACCTTGAGCAACACGTGTTGATACGCTCTCAGCAGTTGCAGATGGTGAAGAGCCATAATATTGGCGGCTATAAAGTTGAATGTTAACAGGCGTTGCCGTCACTGCTGCCCATACCGCAAAGGTCATTGCTTGATTAGATAGGTTTTTTACTTTCTGAGTAATAGGAAACTGAAAAGACTTAAACTGTTCTCCGACGGCCGCGCCTGTACATTGGTATCTTATGTACTGTACAGGAGTGACGTCTGTGGGGGCCATGGGGGCCGCATTTAGGGCAAATGTCACAAAGCTTATTTGGTCTGTTGGAGGTGTACCCGCGGTGTTGGTCACAAAGCGAATATCAGGTCCAACAGCTCCATAAGTACCGATTATAGGGTTTAGTGATGCCGGTGTGAAACCTTGATGGTTGCTTGGCGCTAGCAATAAGTTTGTATTTGCTATTGGGCTTGCGGTATTGCCTGTATTGTCGATGAATTGATTGTTTGCAATATAGTTCTTTAGGGGTAGATAGGTTGTGGTGTTTCCGCCACCGCCTGAGCCTCCTGGGAAGAAATTTGTGGCTTGCCAGAGAAGATTGTCTTGGGCATCGGTAACAAAAATATAGTAAGTATCGTTAGGAAATGATGGATCGAACTTCCAATATATTGGGGCGTTTGTTCCGTTTAGGTCGAAAATTATAGGATTTGGCCATGCTTCAGCACCAGCAGGATCTCTGTATGCGGGCTTATTAACCGTAGGGTTTATGTTGCTTCGCGTATAAAGCTTCGCTCCACCCGCTGCGGTTCCTTGCAGGTTAACGATGAACCATACCGGTTCTGGTGCCAAACTATAAGATGCTACCATGTTCACAATCCTTGTGAAGTTTAATCAATTTTACACTAATTTCGTCTATATTTCTTTATCATTAGCGCATGATTTCGTTTTTGTTCGTTGACAAACATTAAACACTAAGTTATATTTTGTTCAATTTTATAACTTGGAGCTTTCCATGCTTTTAACATTTCTTTTTATTTATGTTATTTACAAACTATTAAAGCTATATTCAGATTCCGCTACAGATACACCGTAGAAAAATCATTCAAATTTACGTAATACAAAATTTTTTGCGGTTTCTGCAATCTTGCTTTTAGGAATCATTAAATAAGCGGCTAGGCCTAAAAGTGCATTTCTATATGGCTTGAATTTCATATATCTTCTGTAGTCATTTCTGCCTTGTCTTAATAATTCAGATTGTTCAAGCATTCCTTTTTTGATCATGTCTTTATGCATATCATCCAAAAGAGCATTGGCAGCATTAACACCAGCGCGCCCTTTTTCTCGTTGTGCAGACATAAAATCTCTTTGTCTTTTTCTTGATATTTTTCCTAAATCAGATTGGAGCTTAAAAAGCTTGCTGTAGTCTCCTGTGTGTGCTGCGTCTACCAAATCACGATAAGCTGTATCATCAGGAAAGTATTTTCGCGTATCTTCTATCAATTGCGGATTCACATCTAATGCTGCTGGTATCTTCATCTTTTCTGTAACATTATGGGGTTCATTTATCAAATCTAAATCATGATAACCAACCTTACTTATATATTTTGGCGGTATAGGCTGTTTAGTTCCAAATATCTGCGCGCTTTCATGGCCGCGAGGAGCAATAAAATTGCCTGTATTTTGCGGATGTAGATAATTATTAATCTCACTTCTTGGCATAGTTATACGGAGCAGGTCTGGTTCTTCTGAAACTCTTGCACCATATTCCAGTCCTGCGGGAGCAGAATTTGTTAAAGTAGCGTAATCCTGGGCATGGCGTTTTGGGGTAAGCCCATTTTCTAATATTTTATTGGCGAAATCTTCAGAAGTACCATGATATAAATTTACATTTTCATTGCCCTCTAAATCCTTTAAGGCGTTCATCTGGTTTTCTAATATATTTAATTTCTTTGCACCACCTTTTCTTGTAAAATGAGGTATCCTGTTTAATAAAGAAGTCAGAGTCATTAAGTTTAGAACATTTCCCCCAATGCCCCTTCCCAAAGCCTCTCCAGGATATTGTGGTTCACCAAATGTATTTTGAATAGCGGGCGTAATATCATGACCAACAGGGAACTTGCCGGCCCATTCTTCTGGGAGCAAATGCAATCTATTTACAGCATAGTCAACAATGTTCCTGGGCAACCTATTGATAGCTTGACCGCCCTCCAAAGCTCCTGCCAGAACTTGGCCGGCTCTATGTAAGGGATGTCTTACAACTTCCATGGGGTTTAAGAACGCAGGAACTTCGGTTTTTGCGGACTGATAAGCAGCGGGCAATGTTTTAGTTACAAAGTTATAACCACTTTTGGCCAAGTCGGTTGCAATCCTAGGGGAAGCGTAAAATGCAGAGGTTATTAGGCTTTCAGGTGATTCTTCTTCAAGAAAATCTATAGGATCTCTTTTAGTGGTATTTTGTGTTTTAAATTGATCAGCCAGAAAGTCAATGGGCTCTCTTTTAGCCTTCATATTTGATCCCCTTGGCTTTCAGGAGCTCTTTAATTTCTTCCGGTGACTTATTGTGCTTCTTTGCCATATGCTTAATGTCATCTATGGTCGCTATTTTTTGAGGATGCACTAATCTATTTACTTCTTTTTCTATCTTGGATACATCAACTCTTTTATTTGCTTCTTCCACAGCATCGGTCAAGCTCATAGGGTTTTTATTTCTCGTGTCCATTAACTTGGTGATAATCTGGTTCTTTTGATAGGCAATTTTATTTAGTTCTTTAAGAGAGCGTGCCTTTCCTCGTAAGGCCTCAATAGTGTCATTTTCAGATGGCTTTAATCCTGAAGCAAAATTGAACTCACGTCCTGTTGCGGGCCCTCTAAAAGAATTTACAGTTGCCTGTGCATATTGCCTTATATCACCTATAAACTTTTCAATTTTTTCTTTTTCTTCTGCTGTACCTAGGACTTTTAAAGCACTAAGTTGTTTGCTTTGAAATGCTGGTATCTTAGCTCTCATGCTCTCAAAAATAGGATCGTTAAAGTCCTTAATGATGGCATCAAGGTTTGTTGAAGCAGCATTCAAGGCTAAATTCTGTTTTCCAATGTCAGTAACAACATGGGCGTTAAGCTTACCTGTCTCTTTTCCTTGAGCTACACCCTGTTCATAGCCTGCTTCATTTTGCTGATAAGAGCGGGGCGTTTCTGCTCTATTAAGTGCCTCTAAGGATGCTGCCTGTTGTGGCGTAACAGGAGTCATAGAATCACCATTTTCATCCACTATGGTCCCATTTTCGTCAACGGCCGCACCTTTAGGGAGCTCGTTTGTCTGTGGTTGATTAGTAGGTTGTGGTTGTGTCGACGGTTGATTAAATACATTTCCGCCTTGTTGTGGCATAGACTGCTGTCCGGCATTGGCTAACGGGTTATTATTTTGTTCTGGATGCACCATGCTTTTAAATTTGTCAAAGAGCCATGCCAATGGGTTTTGATGTTGTTGCCCTTGGCTCCCATATCTTTCTAACATTCTTTGGTTCAATGTGTTTATTAAGGGATTGCCATTCAATCCCGCATTCTGTACGCGTTCAACAAGAGACTTTAGCACTGGATCGGATGTATTCCCCTTGAATCCCGCATCCTGCAATATCTTGGCTATATATTGTGGGCCAACATTGTTTGCGTAAGCCGCTTGTGATGCAGCTTGTGCTAGCAGTGATTCTGGCGCATATTCTGCCTTTGCTTCATTGTAGCGGCGTTGTGCCATAAGGTTTTTAAGTGCGTTCCCTCGGCTAGCACCGCTTACAAAATCTTCAAATTCACTTGGTAATGGTAATGGCATTTTAGTCCCTTAAAAAAACATGTTAAAAAGGCCGCCCCACAAATTGCTTTGATCGTGCTGGCGCCCTTTTTCAGCACCAAAGGCCGCATTGCCCATATTGTTGCCATTGTTGCTGTATAGATTGGTAAGAGAGTTGGCGGAATTCTGACCAGTATTAATAAGGTTTTGGAGGCCTTGCCCATATTGAGTGTTTATGCCAAGCACATTTTGCAGCCAAGTGTTCATATCGCCAGATGATATGTTGTTGGCGTTTTGCTGCAACTGCTGGGCCATTGCCGAACTTCCTGAGAGTCCATTTGCTGAGGCAAAATTGTTTCCTGCATTTATATTTTGTGTTTGAAGGTTATGCGCATATGGACTTTCGTTATATTGTCCCATTAAGTCATTGATAAACTTTGTGGGATCTTGTTGTCCAGTAAGCCAATTCTGATAACCTGGTATAGCTCCTGCTCCTGCATTGAAAAAAGGGGCGTTTACTTGTGCGCCTTTGTTTGTCCAATCCTGATACTGCTGTGCAGCTTTATCATAAGGCTTACCAGAATTGCCAAATAGGCCATTTAAAAACTGGCCAGCACCACCCCAAAAACCACCACCATTAAAATCCATATCACGGTTCCTTGTGATTGTTTAAATCAAATAATCAAGTTCCACTGTCCAACGCCTGCCGTTACCTTCCAAATCTGTAGTTGCGCCGTACGCGGCATTCCTGGAAGGCTCGTATTAAACACATAAATCATTTGCCCTTCCACAGGGTTTTGTATTGCATCTTGCTGAGCTTGAGTTAGCACAGGCACAAACATCCCACTTTGGGACAAATAACCCTGTAATGTTTCAACAAACGTGGCCATAAAATCAGCCCACATACTGCTTAGGTAAATTTCATCCCTTATTACTGGGTCATACGTTGGGAAGTTATCAAAGTCTCTAGCCATGATTACTCCGGCAACATTTCAAAGGCCCATGCAGCTCCAAGTACTACAAACTGAATCGTATTAAAAAATTCAATCTTTGGCGTATATCCTTGGCCACGTGGGGTTGTTCCTAACTTTCTCCAAACGGTACGAAAAGTTAGCTCACCTAATTTACCCATATTTCCTTGTAGTCGGTTTCCATAGGTTTGTCCGCCATCTTTTGAAATGGATAGAAAAACAACGGGTTGCCCTCCTCCTATGACCTGTCCTTGGTCTAATATAATGTCTATGCTTGATTCTGTAGTAATTGTTACACCTGTTTCGGCTAATAAATCCACATCAATTATTGTTTCTATGTCTTCTTGGCCTTGTACGAGATCTAACTGAAACCTATCTACTCGAAGTCTGTTATATCCATCTGGCGTCATTTGTTTACCAATACGCATACGCTTTATTGCTTCGCCGTTGTTCGTAGACACGCTACTATCAACCATATAAAAAAGAGTCTGTTTGTAGTCAGCGTAATAGTTTACCCCGTCAAAATAGGCATGCGATTGTGCGGGGTGCCTATCGCCGCTTAATACCTCTTCTTCATGCCATAAAACGTCTTGTGGTGTGCTCATTGTCACATTTAGCACATAGGTATGGTTTGCAAGGGTAAAGTTTAATCTATAGAAAATAAGCCCATTTTCCTTGATTAATACACCTCTTGCATCTGCCACTCCTGTTAAGGGATCGGCAGCATATTGCGCCAACTGGAAGTCAAGCGCACGGTTACTTACTAGCAGTGATTCAGTACCTCGAACCTCCATGACACCTGCTAAGCCGTCACGGTCTTGCGCTAAGAAGAACATCCGGTCAAACCCAACCTGCACGCTTCCTAATGCGGGCGTCCCAACCTCCATAAGTAATGAATTGTTGCGCCTTATGGGCAGGTTTGTGCCAATTCCTGCGTTTTCCCACACTTCCGTAAAGTTCGCAGAAAAAAAGAATATTCTGCGGTGTAATGTTCGGCATGCCACGATATTACCTGGATGGCTTGTAATCGTGCCTAATTGTAACTGCCCATTATTCGTGACAAATATGGGCGCGGTCCCGGTGGTTGCAAACGTTATTGCCGTTCCACCAGGAGTTGTGGATATTGTAAACGTTGTGCTATTTACAACGCTTTTAACATAATAGGTTACGCCCTTTGATATTGCGGGTGTGCCTACGGGCAATGTCCCACTTCCATTAAATTGTATGGGCGTTCCAACCTGATAATTAAGTGTTGTTCCTGTACTTAATACCAAGTTAGGCGATGCCCCGCTTGTAGCCACAAACGCGTTTCCGGTACCACTTGTAAAGTCAGGCCCCCAAACAAGCCCCTGGTTAAACATAGACATTTGAAACTGATTTGTGCCGCCGTGGGCTACTATAAAAAAACCGTCTATGTAGCAAACATCTATTGGGTTTGCAGGAAAGCTCGTGTCTGTTATTGGTTCAAAAAGGCTCGTCTGGGTGTCATAAATCCAACCTTGCGTGCCATCTACAAAAATTACCTGGAAGGTATTCGCATCAATTCCAACATAGCTTGATGCCCCTACTCCTGGGTTAATTGTTCCGATTTTAGTCGTCATCAAAAACCCGGTTGTTCCTGTAATTCTAAATACTGATGTTCCAAATACCTGATAAATACTATCCCCAAATGTGAAGGTATTGCGCGACCCGCCTGTCTCCGTGCCGAAGTCCAAATCTACATCCACAATGCCTGCGGTTGACAGTAACACCTTTGGCTTCTTAGCCTCTGGATCGATATATTCAAACAAGTTTACGGTGCGCTCAGCAGATATTTCGCTTACTCTTTGGTTGTTGTAGCTCCCTACTATTTGATAGTCTTCTGCTTTCGTCATATTAGTAAGCCAATATATTTTGCCAGTAGAAAGGCTCTGGCCTGCTTAAAATAGCGCTCTCACGAATAGTTATATCTGTTTCATTCGCGTTCTTAATCACGTTGTAATAATCGTTATATTCTTCCTCTGATGTTTCAGGCCAATTTCCAGAGGGATAATAGGACAGAAACTTTCGTGCTAGGGCATACTTTAAAAATCCATAATAAAATGGTGGAAGCGCTGATAAACTTTGATTTTCAACTAAAGTATCTATCATGCATTTAACACCCAATAGACAAGGATAAGGCTGATCGGGTGCGGGATATGTAGTCACAAAGCTTTCTAGTGCTTGCTTGTCTAAGAAGATAAATCCGGGGCGTGTGTTAAGGGGTAAAAGGCGTGTAACGCCGAAATATTGCGCCTTATTAATTATCTTCATAGGATAGATAATGCCCTGGCCTGTACCCGGGACTGTATAATTTGCAAAGCTCAAATCCAGCACTCGGTCTGCAACTATATCTGCTGGCGTTATATCACTTATAGAATAGGTTGCCTGTCCTGGCACAAAGGTAAAAGATATTTCGGTCAAAAATGGCACATAAATACTATCACTTGAAAACTTAGTCAAAAGTTCATTAGTTAGCTCTAGTCCAGACGAAAGCATAAACGCATCTGGTGTTTCACCAACGCCTAATTCACCTATGAGGTAGAGGGAGTTTATGATTAAGTCATTTACTGTTTTAGTAAGTTGGGCCATTAGACGTCCTTGTGTCGAAAAAAATACGAAACGTGTACATGTTTTTGAGACGTGTACACGTCATCGACTTATTTCACCGGGAAGCAGTCATCAATGCCTTTTGTGAGATCGCGGGCAAACTCTTGTGCATTCGCACCATCATTACTCATGTAGGCGCAGAAATCTTTCATTTCTGCTGGCACCTTTGGGCGACCACCCATCATTGTGCGCATTCTCATTTGTTCGCGCTTAACAAAAGCGTTATTGCTTTCTACCATTTTGTCTTCTTTCATTTTGTTCCCCTTTGTTTTTGGGTGCGTACAACTGGTTTTTGGTCGTGCTCTATTTCCTCTGCTACTTTTTCGCGATACTCGCGTGCCTTTTTAGGGCAATCAAACCAAGCACCAGTCGCTTTTAATCTAGTTGCTTCGTCATCCTCAACGACGCGCATTTTGTCGAGAGGATGATATACACATGTAAGCATGCTTGCTCCTTAAGACAACACTCTAACGGCGTATTGTGGATGCCAGCTAAAGCCACACAAAAGGTCAATACGCATATAGTTTTGATACCCTAAGATGTCACCTGTTTGGGTAACAGCCAAAGACAGGCCTGTTTCAGGATCGATTGCCACTGAGGCATAAGGTACTTGCAGTTTGTACAATGGAGGACAAACAATATCGATGCCTCTGGATGGATAGGCCACATTTACGTTATGGCTTCCGACCATGGTGACCGCTGCATCATCAGGCACGGCATTGCTAACGTTACGGTTAGGGTTTGTGGTGTCTGATATGATGCTAGGACTTACAGTAACGGTTATATTTCCGCCGCCGTCAGAGCTTGCGGGCGCTGTAATTACCCATTGCATGTTCTGGCCTGTATCACCACGTCCCACTGGGTTTACAGAGTCAACACCAGCAATAGAAATCACGTCCCCTGGAAGGAAGTAATTAGTAATACCTGTTGTTGCGCCATCCATAACAATCGTGCTGCCTGAACTTACGGCACCATTTACAAGGAGTGCATCTGAAGAATGTAGTGTGGGTCCTGCTCCTGCGACATGGTGTTTAATGTTCTGTGACTGGAAAATGTCAAAATAGGACAAGTGTCCAATGGCAGAAGATCGCACGATGTCTTCGTTAAATACAGGGGTAAAGTTATTTAACAGAGCGCCTTTTAAACTTGAGCCATCGCGAACAGTCATGGCTAAATAGGCATCAGATGCAATGTTAACGCCTTGCTCTAGGAGCTTGGCACCCGCGGTATCAACTGTTGTAAATGAGTTAATACTAACGCCTGCGGTCCCTGTAAAGAAGTTAAGAGAAAGTTCTGCGGCTCCTCCTATGTCCTTTTCCATCTGGGTAATAATTTCCTGGATGGCAGGAGCAATAAAAAGGCGTGAGAAGTCTTCTATACGTAGAGACAAGTCTTGAATTGTATAGGCGATAAGTGCGTGATATTGGTGTGCTATTACAATTGTTTCAACTGTCTCTATGATTGATTGAGGAGTCGCAACAGAACCGTCACCTACAATAAAGTGGTTTTGGCGTCTTACTTGCAGTGTGTCGCCTATTTTATAGCCTGATGACACAAAGTCATCTTGATAAATTCGGCTTGCAGTCATTACAAAGGGCGCATTATTCGCGAACATAGCGAGTGCGGTATTACTGACTAGGTCAGTAGTAATAAATTGGTTTGTCATTGGTCAGGTCTCCATTAGTCCTTTAATGGCACCTGGTTGTTTAGGGCTATAGAGTTTTATCCTTAAAACCCGTTACTTCCATGTGCCAGCTTTCATCCTTGCCCTAATAACGCTGGGAGGAGTCTTGTCTGTAATGGCACCGTGTGAAGAGGCGGGCGTTGCTTTGATTTGGCCTATTGGATTTGATCTCGAAGCCTGTGATGACGGTTTCCCGTTTCCACCCATCAAAGAAAACGACAGCTTGTTCACTTCGCGTGCCTGGTCTAGGGGATGGAGTTTTGAGATCCGTTCAAGCTCTGAGCGGTTTTTACCGAGTTTGTAAGCAACATCAGCAGGATTTTCAACAAGGAGAAGCGCGTCTCGAATATGGGGCGTAAAAGGCACGTCCTGTCCTCGTACTACTTCGTCAAAGTCATCAAATCTCTCGCCTGCATGGTCAAACTCATCGTTTAAGCGTTGATATTGCTTATGAACGTGTGCTTGGCGTTCAAGTTCTTTAGCTTGACGCTCTTCGTGCTCTTTGGCACCCAATGCAAAGCGTACTGCATGTTGTATTTTCTCCTCTTCGCTCATGCTAGGCGGCGATGGCTGCCCAGGTGAGGGATAGGGAGGTGGTGCATAAGGCGTACCCATTGGGTTTGTGGAGTCGCTACTTGCCATCATTGAGTGCATTTGCGCCATATTTTCGCGCAACTCTCTCATTTCTCGGCTGTGCTTTCTCGCCTGTGCGTGTAGACGCTTTTGCATCGATTTGGACATGTCCTCATCATGCTCTTGACCTGATTCCTCTGCTTCCTGCTCGGATTCAAATCCGGGGTCTACCGCCCCACTGCGTTCGTTCTCATTGTCACCGCTTAATTCTTCGGCTAGCTGGTTTTCATCAACCATAATCTCAACTACTCCATGTCAATATCTTTCGATATCTAGCCATTCGGTTGGCGTATACCCTAGGCCATAAGGCGGCCTGAAACCCTAGGGGATTCCTTCCCCTGATAGGGATATTATGACGGAGTTTTATGTTGAAAATTACCCCACATATACGACCTTTATGATTGTTTATGCGGGTTCTGGTGTTTATGTATGTCGCTTATAACTTTCGCCAAAGAGGATGAAAAGTCGTTTTCTGCCTTAGATGCATCTAATGCTAAGCGTCCTCTTTCAAGACCTGCTTTTTCTTTCATTTCTTGGGCTTTTAGAATCATCTCGGCTTGTTCAAGCATGTGCTTTTCCTTGCGAATACGCAGCTCTTCGGCGCGTTCGGCAATCTGTTGCTCTTCTATTTGCATCTTTTGCGCATTTATGGCAAGTGCTTGCTGTTGCTGTTGCATCTGCATTTGCATCATTTGTTCTTGAGGTGAGGGGGGTTTAGGAGGCAATTGCTTACCTTCTTCTTGTGCTAGGATTTCAGGGGGAACCAAGGTCTTGAATCTATCTGATATTTGCTGCCTAAACTGTACATCTAAGTTCTTGGCCCAAAGATCGGCAATTAATGGAAATGTTTGTGGGGCCACTGCCACGGTATTTTGTAAAAACTCTAATGCAACGTCCTGCTGCACAGCAAAAGACGGTCCTGCATCAAGCTCGATATCGTAGTCTTCCATGTCAAGTTCGTTCTCTCGAACATGCTCACCATCTTCAGTTTGTCCTACAATTTTATTTAGCGTGATAGATTCAGTGCGTCCATCCTTTTTAGATAAAATCATATGCCTTTCATTTTCGCCTGCAATCACAGGCAATAAATCTAGAACAATTCTTCCTCCTTGCTCTAAAGACTGGTTTAAATTGCTTCGCCAAACAGCAACCGACATCGATCCTTCTAGCTTTCTTTCTCGCCTTGCTTTGCCGCTCATATCATGGCCTTGCAGGGCTTCGTTTTCGCTAAACCCCAAAATCTCCCTAATATCTTGGGAGCCTCTCTGATATTGCTGTAATAATGCAGATGACAAGTCCCATGGCGGCATCTTTTGTGGCATAGCTCCTGTTTTTGGATCTGGACGTGCTGTCAGCATTCCCATTTGAAGCTCAGGATTTCGCCACATTTGCTCATAGCCTATAATATTGTCAGGTGTGCCAATCCATTGCTCACGACGCCTATTCTTAATTTCTGCCGCAATTTCAGAACCCACGTAGTTTATGAACTTCTGGGCGTCCTTTGCCTCATGAATGAAAGAGCGAGTATATTGCTGCCCATTAACATAATTTGAATCGCCATCTACAAAAACCATAGGCAGATATTTAGAAGGCCAGTCAGTAAATTTTATTATCTGGTTTTGGGTCAAAATATATTGTCGAATCTTATAGTTTTTGCTCATTCGTTCGCCGTGTACTTCAGGAATTTGTCGTCTTATCAGACCTCCAACAACCTGACTGCTATCAGCGAGCTTCTTCTGCATCTCAATGGCCTTTTGCATCTCTTCCCATTCATCTTCCGTAACTGAAGTCCCATCAGTGAGAAGTAGGACTTTGAAAGGGAACCATTCCTTTCTCGTATATTTACAGACGACGATACCATCACGCGTTTCCCATTGGAAATCCAATAAACTCCTGGGATCGGCGTATGACACTGGATTAAGTATGTTGGGGTATGTTGCATAAAATTCGTCCTTTGTATAAAGGTATTGGCGTGCGCAGAAATTACCATCACCCTTATGTGGTTTCAATGCAGCAGGATCGAATGATGTACGAATCACATCTGGGATTGATTCATAGCGAATCACCTGGTTAAATGAGGTTGGTGATTCATAATCAAGGACGATCTCAAAAGCACCAAACCCCATCATGAGAGCCTGCTTAAATGCTGTTTGATATACGATATCGTTCTGGGATTGATAGCTTATTGTTCGCACAAGATCGGCGCGCAGGTCTATTTGCTTTTGTTCTGACTTACCAGTCAATGAACGAACCATCAAATCTGGTTTGTTTTCTCGTTGTTCACCTAAAACTTTCTTAATGGGATCATAAAGCTTATTAAACTGCATGGCAGGCTTAAATAAGCGGCTGAACTCCGAGCGCTCAACGGCAGACCATTGATCGCGTATTACAAAGTTCATATCGTCTTTGCCACGAACTAGGTTTTCGCCAAAATAACCGTCCCATAGAACACAATCATCATGTGCTTTCTTTAATACCTCAGCTTCATCAATGCCTTCGTCTTCAAGTTGGCCTCGAAGCTCTTCATTGACCGCGTCAATGTCTTCTGGCTTTAATTGCTCCGCAATTATTTCCATTTCAAACTCCCATCCATTGGGGGTACATATCCATTAATAAAACGCGATTTTTGCGCAAGAAGTGCGAAATCGCGTTTATTTTCTTTTATTTCCTAAAATCAGGCTGCTGCATCTTCAATCTCAACATCAATAACACTAGGTCTTGCCACTGAAAAAAGTTCCCAGTCGTTAGCTGTTAAATCCTCCATGCTGAATATGTAGTTTCCGGCATTGGGCTGTGGATTTAATACTATCTTCCATACGTGGCTCATTCCAGGCATAAGGACGATATAGCCGTCTTGTGGGTTCCATCCTGTGCGATGAAGTTGTGCTCCTGATTGTAATTGTCCAATTGCATCTGTTAACTGCATGTATTGCTCCTTGTTAGTTTATAGTTCCCTTAAAGCTTCAATAATTTCTTCGTAAAAATCATCGGCTGCTTGCTTTGTTTCACAGTCCATAAGATGTGTTATGCCGCCTGTGCCAATTTTTATTAAGTACATTCCCCCTGCTGCCTCTACCATGTTTACCCAATCAATGCTGTGTACAGGTATTGCAAATTTAGGGTCTTTTTTGCACCTTATGAGCCTCATTTATGGCAGCACTGTCAACTGGCAAGAGCCATTAGTAAAGACGGGCTTGTACCATTGTGTGCCATTAGAGCCCACAGCTCCGATAATGTCAGTTGGTAGTACGCTCACGTTTTGGGTCTTGATAAAGTTATCGAGGAATCCGGCGGCTGCAATCTCTGTAAGTGTATTGCTGGGGCAATAGAGATGTCCAAAACGCGGGATGATATTGTTCTGGCCTGGGAAGTTTAGTGTTAACTGGCTAATCTTTGGTGCTGTCATGGTGTTCTCCGTTTAATTAAAATATCCTCATTACCGGGTTGTACATATTCACAGGCTGCTTATCAGCTACCTTGTCTTGCATGATTCTATCGCTAGCAATTTCAAGGCACCCGTACCCAAGGGCGTCCATTGGATGGCTAGCCATGTTCTTATTGGGCTTGTCCTTATAGCGCTCTTCACCCGATACAGCAATGCGCGCATAAACATAGTCCTTAACAAAACCTTTAAACAACGTTGGACAATTGCGTCTATCAAGAACAAACCCTGGCTTGCCATCCACCATTTTATTTAAGAAATACCTTACCGATCCTAGGCGCGGATCGATATCATTTGTTCTTGCTCCACGGGTTGGCACACCAAGAGACGAAAGCTCCCCTATGCAGGACATCTCTTCAATTATTTCGCTCCTGTTATTCCCAGCAGGATCGGCTATTGACATGCCTATCTTGCAATAGGGAAAGTCTTTGGCAATATTTGGAATTACAATAGATTCCGCAAAGCTCCTAATCCCCATACCGTCTGCTACATATTCTTTAAGAACAAGCAATTGTCCCCGTGGAGACAATTGCATTACCACGCATGCTGGCGTTAGGCCGAAGTCCCATCCAATAATAAGCGTCTCTCCCTGAATTGCCGTTAGTGAATCAACAGCATGGAAGTCCGGATTAAATTCAGGATAAACGCGCTTACCAAAACCAACAGAACCATATTCTCCCAAGCAAAATACTTTGATGAACTCTTGAGATTGTCCTTCCGCAAGCATCTCATAGTAATTTTCGGGCAAATGAGAAGCATTATCAGCCCCAGGATTACGAACCCATCTGTTGTCTTGTCTAATAAGGCCAGGTGGCTGCTTAAATAATTTATGATGTTCAAATTCTTGTTCCTCAAAATCCTTATAAATCCAGTGATCATCTTCTGGAGGGTTAGTGTCCGCTATAATCCCTGACCAATAAGGCTCCTTACAAAAGGCCTTTGAGGGATAGCGATTAACCCGTCCCTTCATATGCGCCAAGGCTGCCTTCGGCACCTCGGAGAGCTCATTTATATAGCAGCCCGTAAGCTCTAGGGACTTTATCTTTCTAACGTCCTCTGGCCTATCTAGAGCTATGAATAATAGCTCAAGCTCTACCACCCCATGCTCATCACTAAAGACATGCTCATAGGTCATTATGGGCTTCTGGCGTTTTCTTACGTCGCCTAACTCTTCAAACCATGCAAGCCATGTGGCAAGCGTTGTTGTGGTCAGCTCACCACTTGTGTTTCGCACAATTCCCCAGCGGCTACGACGTCGTCCTGAATGCCAGCAAGGGACGCTACAAGCTCTCCGTATGATTTCTGTAGCTGCCCATGTAGACTTGCCACTTCCGTAAGGGCCCATAATGACACGCACAAAGCTATCATCGCCATGAGCAATGGCGCCCGTTTTAGTAGGAATGTACACCTTGTCTCTTTCTTGTCCATATATAACCATCCTTTGGTTGTCAATCGTCAAATGCCTGTACGATCCTTTGCGCCTAGCCTCTTCTATGCTTTCAATCCTTTTGGCAATGGCGGATGCTGTTAACATTCTTTTATCTCTTCAGCATCTTCAGCTAGCTCGGCGTTAACAAAGCGGCATGCCTCACAAATAATAAGCGTTCCCAGGAGCTTATCCTTTACAACAAAAAAAGTTTTTCCATCGCAATTCCCGCAACCTAATACATCTGCATAGCCATAAGGATTAGAATTATTCATTTTTCTAATATGCTCCTAGGCGGCGTGGTCTTATATGGTGCGTTCTTATAGTCATCTCGTAGATGTTCACGGGTTGTGAAACGCACGCCACATTTGACGCACTCTCTGCGCCTATATACTTGGTCTGTCTTGTCATCGCGTGTAGTTTCTACAATGCGCGAATCTGGATAATTACACGCCCTGCAATGCATTTATTTCCTTATTCCCCTGAGGGTCTTTACTAATGTTTGTCGTGCTGCAAATGAGAATCTTTTCATTCGCTTGTCTGAGTCCATTTCTTTTTGTGCTTTTGGATCGGATTTGTACGCGGGCGCTGTCTCTTTTTCTTTTTTCACCCGGACCTTCTCAATCCATTTATTTGGGATAGCCTGCATCATTTCTTTTTACCTAATACTCGGTTTGCTTTGGAATCTATCTTTTCCTTTGAGCTTTCTGACAGCTTCCCTTTATTGACCATCTGGGAAGCTCTAGCCTTGGCGTTTCTGGCGTGCGCTTTATCCTCCATTGGATATTTCTTTTCACCTGGGAGGCCAAATTCTGATTTAGGTATTTTCTTGCGTTTTGCCGTTGTTAGCTTAGACACGATGCTTTCTCCCTTTTCTGCTCTCAGCATAAGCAATGGCTACAGCTTGCTTTCTAGGTTTCTTTCCGATCTTGATTTCAGTCTCTATGTTCTGCTTGAACTTCGGTGTCCCTGGCTTCGCGCCCTTGAATAGTGGCATTTTGTTTATCCTTAAACAGTTTGTCCAATTGTTTTACTTTGTCTTTGAGTTAAGCCATAGCAATAAGTTATCAGAGAGCTTTTTTACATCTGCCATTAATTCACTTTGAATCTCTGGCTCAACCTTTATAAACTCAGACTCAAGAATTGGCAGAATGTAATTAGCCATGCCGTGGAGTAGCATTCTTTCGATGCTCATCATGAGCGCCTCCTATCATTTGTGACTTTTTCTATTATCTTCTTAGCGAGTCTAAGAAGTTGTATCCTTATCTCGGTGTCGCTGCCATCTATCTTAAGGACCTCTTCCTCGACGTTTTCCAGGAATACTATTAGCTCTTCATGGCTCATTTAAACGCCTTAAGCTCATAGTTTTCCTTTGTTTGTTCAGGTAAGTTGCGACATGCTCCTTGGAGCTCAAAAGCCATTTGCTTTTGCTTTACTTGCCTGTCTCTATAAATATTGTTTCTAATGGCCATATAGCCGTCAGGTTTGTTTGATACGTATTTTGCGCCACTCATAATCGCTGCTCCAATGTATTAAGATAAGATTGCATGGTTTCAACGGCCTTTTCTTTTGATTCGAAAAAATAGTCTTGATGGAACACATATCCAAATCGGACAATCTCTGAGTCTCCAGGAACATATACATGAACCTGGTCTTTATTTGCATCAACATGCACTATTCGTCCTTTCCTTATTTCAATTTCAGACGGATAAATAATGGTTGCTTCGCTCCAGTCGTCCCGTCCTGAGTGTGTGTAAAAAAACCATACCCAATCATCTATTTTAAAAGTGTTCATTTAATAAGGGTCTTTCTTTTTCTTGTCCAGTTTGTGCTCTTTTTTCTCGTGTTTCTTTTCAATCTTCCTCATACGCTCCTTGGCCTTCATTTCTTTCATGTCCTTCTTCGCTTCCTTCTCTTTTCTCACGTCCTTCTCCCTTTTCTAGTTTCTCAAGTCGTTCGTTCATTTCTAT